GCATCTCAATTGATGTTCCCTGTTCGTCAACCTGGAACTAATTACGCACCATTGCCAAATGAGGACACAAAGACCCAAGAAGGCGGTCAATACGTCAGTAGTTTAATTGACAGAAAGAAAAACCTTGTCACAGACCGTAGAAACTTGGATGAAATGCTCAAACAAGTTGAAAAGGTCAAAGAGGAAACAATGCGGATTCCAGGCGGTGATTTGCCTGTAGTTGGTGGTGCAGTCAATCTTGCAAATAAAGGCATTCGATACGCAAGTAGCATGGTTGCAGATCCAAAGTATCAGCAATTGTCAAAAGACATTGCAAATATGCAGATATCCAATCTAAAAGCTGCAGGTGGTTCAATGGATACGGTTGCAGGACAGGCTTTACAGGCTCATGCAAACGGAAGTGAAGTCTATGATCCAGATGTGCTCTTAAACATTGGAAGACGAGCAAAATCAGACATGAAGAATCTTGATCTTCAAACGGACGCAGCAACCAAGTTTATTAAGCGTTATGGCGCAAATAACATGGACACATTTAAGAAGATCTGGGGTGATAACGCAGACAGTAAATTATTTGAAATGATGAATCATCACGAAGATAAGACAATGACGGATGAGCAGAAAAAGCAGAAACGTGATGAATTAGCCGGTATAACTCCTGGAATGTCTGCTGAGAAAAAGAAAGAACTATTAAAAGAATTTAAAGACAAGCACGAAGTTATTCAAAAATTAGTTAACACAGGCGGTCTGTAATGGGAACATTTGCTGATTTTCTTGATGACGTTGAGACTGAAAAGCCTCAATCTAAGAATGTTCCTGCACCGATCAGGAATAACAATCCAGGCGCACTCATGCCTGGTGGAAAGTTGGCACAGTACAAAACTCCAGAGGAAGGACTTGCAGCACTTGATAAGAACTTAGCAAGTTACGGGAAAAAAGGTGTAAGCACTTTAGCGGATGTAATCTCTAAATGGGCTCCTCCTAATGAGAACGACACAAACGCTTATATTGCTCACGTTGCAAAGGTTGCAGGACTTGATCCAAATCAAAAGATTGATTTAAGTAATCCGTTGATTCGTCATCAAATATCTGCCGGAATTGTTCAGCATGAGAATGGAACTAAAGCCATTTATCAACCGTCTGCACAAACCAAATCGACTCCCTCAGACTTTGCCAGTTTCTTAGAAGATGTAGGAGAAACACCAAGTCAAGCTAAATCTGTAGCTCCAGTTGTTCAACAAACTCCGCAAGTAATTCGTACTAATAAAAACATGGATTTTGACGTAGGTCAAGGAAATTCATGGGATAACGCACCTAAATTATCAATGTCTCAAAAAGCTATTGGACAAGTATTAAACGCTAAACAACAAGCACCGGCATTTGCTGCTAATGCTCTTGATTTGGTTGCAGGATTGCCAGGTCAGGCAGCTAGATCAATTGATTATTTTGCTAGATTACATTCTGGAGAAACTCCAGAGCAAGCACAATCTAATGCAACTTCAGACATTGGCAGATTAACTAAGCCAGTTGGAACTTTGACCCAAACTTTGCAACAACCGGCATACGAAAACAATGTAATTAATAAATTAATGAATTTAGGCGGAGAATATGTAATTAATCCAGGAGTGCAAAAAGTTGCACAAATGACTGGATCTAATCCTATTAACGTAGCTGAAACATTAAATGCGGTAGGATTGGCTGCCCCTGTAGTTGGTAAGACAATGGGCGCAATTGGTAAAGGAATTAGAGAGGCATCTGCTGAACTAAAAGCCCCTTTAAAGACTGAAATTGCCCAACCTAGTGAGGTAATGGCAGGATCAACAGGCGCAGCAAAAGCACAAAACAATCCATTTGCCGGTGAAATTACAGGCGAAGAAAAGGCTAATAGAGAATTATTCCCTGCTTACAAACTTTCAAAATCTCCTAAAGATGCTTCAGTTCGTGAGCAAAATATTAGATCTGAAGTGGCAAGTACGATTAATCCTAACGGTAGAGTTCGTGAAGGTGTAATTACTGGAAACGAAAATACTTTAAGAAACGAGCATCAAGAGGCTAAAAATCCAGATCGAACACCAAAAGGTGAATTGTTAAGGCAACAAATTGCTGAAGAACAAAATGCTTTGTCTGATTTTGCTCAAAAGCGGATCGAAGCTACTGGGGCATCTCCTAGTCTTACCAATGACGAACAAAGAGGCATGAAAATCAATGATGTTTTTTACGGAAAACATGAAATTGGTGCGGAAGAACCTACAAGCCTTAAAGGATTTTTACAAGAGGCTAAACAGACAATCTTTAAAGATGCAAAAGATAAGATTGGAGATACTCCAATTGAAACAAATCATGTTGATACTTTGCTAAAAAATCCACAATGGAACGCTTCTTTAAAATTACATGGAACTACTGAAGTTGCTCAAGGCGCTGCCGAACTTATTAAACTTGCAAAAGAAGTAGGATTTGCTGATAAATTTGGGAATGTATATCCTCCTGGATCTGTTTCTGCCTTTGACGCAGTTAGAAAACGTATAAATGCCTCATGGACACATGAGAAAGCAAGCACAATTTCAGACATTAATTCAGCTATTGATCGTGATATTGCCGAAGTTGCAGATCCAAAGTTATATAAACTTGGTGACAGAATCCATCAAGCCGAACAACACATTTATGAAGCTGAAGGTCTTAAAAAGTTATTTGGTGAAACTGATCAAAATGGTATTGTTAAGTCAACAACTCCAAACGAAAAGATACCTAGTAAATTAAACAATTTACGCAAAGATCAATGGAGGCATGTTAGAGGAACATTGGAAGATTTGTCCAAAGGTATAGTTAGAGGTGCACCTGAAGGTCTACCTCCAGTGCCTGAAAGTTTACGCAAATCTGCCAAGTCTGCACTTGCTGAAATAGATGGTGCTTTAGCTCGTGAAGTATATAATGCAGGAGGGGGAAGGGCAGGAGTTTGGAATCAAAACGATGTAAACAAAATGCTTAACTCAGTCGTTGGAGAAAAGATTGCTGAAACATTTAGTCCTAGTGAAGTTAGAAACTATCATGTTTTAAATGTTGGTGGTCACATCATGCCTGGGATTCATGGGTATGAAGGAGGAGCAGCTCAAGCGCAACGAATTGAAATGCTTGCAAGTCATGCACCGAAGATTGGCGCAGCAGTAGGCACTACAGTTGGAGGCGTAATTAGCGGTGGAAATCCTTATGTTGCTGCTGCCGGTGGTTATGTTGGTAAAAATTTGGGTACGTCTTTTCGTGAAAGTTCGCTTCAAAATGCTTTAAATAAAGCAGCGACTGAAACAGAAAAGAACATGCAAAAAAATGCTAAACGTCCTAGCATACTGAACCTCAGAGAGAACAAAAAGGATTGATATATGAGTGGAATAATCCCAAACGGTAGGCAACAATTCTTTAATTCCAATGGTGGTCCATTGGCAGGGGGATTTGTCTATTACTACATCCCAGGCACAACAACATTCAAAAACACCTATCAGGATGATACTTTAACAACTCTCAACACCAATCCTATTGTTCTCGATGGAATTGGAAGTTGCCAGGCTTACGGTTCAGGCTCTTACCGGCAACAAGTCTATGATGTGAATATGAATCTGATCTGGGATGTTCAGACAGATGCGCCCCAATCTTTCTCATTTTCTGATTACACGATATCGGAATCTAACAGTAAGCTATTTTTCTATTTCCAAGGCACTCCGATAGCTTCCTTGGATCAGTACGGAAACTGGAAGACTCTTGGATCTGTATATAGTGCAACAACCCCATAAGGAACGAACATGGCAGGAACAACAATCGGGGCAAATGGCATATTACTGAGTAACTGGACAACGGCTACAAGACCAACCAGTCCGGTGCTCGGTCAAATGGGATACAACTCTACTTTATACAACGTAGAGACTTGGAACGGTACTTCATGGACATTGGGCGGTGGATCGGCAACCGGTGGTGGTACGGATACAGTATTTGTAATAAATAGTCAAACTATTACTACATCTTATACAATACCAACAGGAAAGAGCGCAAGTAGTACTGGCCCGATCACAATCAATTCTGGCGCAACAATAACAATTCCTAGCGGTAGTCGTTGGGTAATTCTTTAAGGATTAATTATGTCATACGGCACATTAGCAATTGATGTATTAAATACAAGTACAGGAGTTTTGTCTACTCAAAACGGAGTTACTGGTATTGCTAAAGCATGGGTAAATTTTAATGGTAGTGGTGGTGCAACTATTAATAATTCTTTTAATGTTAGTTCTGTAACAAGAAGTGGCACTGGCTTATATGTAATTAATTTTACAACTCCAATGTCAAATTCAAATTACATAATGACTGGAACAACATCAAATGCAACTCAATCTTGGGTTACATTGCAAAGTATTGCTGCTACTACTACTACATCTTGTGGAATTTATACGCTTTACGCTGCTTCTGCGGTTGACGGCAATCCAGTAATGGTTGTGTTTCATGGAACTTAAAGCATAATATAAAGGCTAATAATGACAAAAATAAACATATTTTTATTAAAAGTTTTCAGATAAGGATAAAACAAAATGAATATTATAAATGCCGTATCTGGAACAGGAATAACACAGACTGCCGATGGTTCAGGATTAATCAAAGTCCAATCAAACGGAGTTACGACTAATGCGTTGGCTTGGGTAAACTTTGCAGGGTCTACTGGAACTATTAAAGCATCATACAATGTTTCTAGTATTACTAGATCTGGTACAGGGCAATACACATTAAATTTTGCTAATGCTTTAAATGATGCAAATTATTCTGCAAATGTTACTTTAAATGGCGGTAACGCATATATTGGAACAACATCAGTTTTTTCCACAACTTCTTTAGCAATTTATGGATTTACTACAGCAAGCGCATTTTATGACTCAAGTAATGTTTGCGTTTCAATTTTTGGAAACTAAAAGGAATAAAAAATGTCACAAGTCATGCCTTCCACTGAAAGACTTAAACAAGTATTTGAGTATAGGGATGGTGTTCTTTATTGGAAACAAAAGCCACATCAAATGGCTCATAGATCAAAAGTTGGCGATGTTGCGGACAATTTAAAAAATAATGGATATAAATCAATATTTTTGGATGGAAAAGCATATCCATCTCACAGAATAATTTATAAATTATTTAATGAAAATTTTGAAGGTTTTATTGATCATATAGATGGCAATCCATCAAATAATAAAATTAACAATTTAAGAGTTGCTACTGCGGAAGAAAATCAAAGAAATGCAAAATTAAGAAAAGATAATACATCTGGAATTAAAGGTGTATCTTATGATAAATCTAAAAATTCTTGGAGAGTAAGATTGCAAGTAAATAAAAAGCAAAAAATATTTGGTGATTTTAAAGATTTAGAATTAGCAGAACTTGTTTCTATTGAGGCAAGAATAAAATATCATGGTAATTTTGCCAATCATGGAATTTAAGGAGTAATACAATGACAAAAGTAGTTATTTATAGTAATAATAATGGTGGGGTTTCAGTTTGTGTGCCCACAGGCGAGTTGCCAATAGAGCAAGTAGCTGTTAAAGATTGCCCTGCCGGTGCGGTAATCGTTGATGATTCAACACTACCCCAAGGCGATGATGCTTTATTCTTTAACGCATGGACACTAAGCGGAACAACTGTAACAGTTGACATGACCAAAGCTAAAACAGAAGCTACAAATCAGTTAAACGCAATGGCTTATGCTGAAGTACAACATAGAGCAAACAAAGCAGGAATTGGACTTAGTAACGTGATGGCAGACTCTGACTGGACTACCGCACTCACAACAGCTAGATCAGCAATTACTGCATCTACAACAACCGCACAACTTGTCGCTGCAATTGCACCGGTTCAGTCTGCAATTACTGCTAACGCTTAAGGGGTTACTATGGCTATCGTCCTTGATGGTTCAAACGCTAATACGGTTGGTATTCCTAACCTTGGAACACCAGTAGCAAGTACTTCTGGAACAAATATTGACTATACTGGTATTCCTAGTGGAGTTAAGCGTATTACTGTTATGCTTAATGGATTCAGCACAAGTGGTACAAGTTTACCAAGAATACAATTAGGTACTGGTGGAGTTCCAACAACATCTGGATATGTTGGAACATACATTAACCTTGTAAACGCTGTTGCTCCTGCTAATTTATCTGGTGGTGGCGCTGATATAGCAAATAATGCTTCAGCGGGAGCATTTATCCAAGGAATATGCACTTTTGCTTTGCTTAGTTCTTCATCAAATATTTGGACATTTACATTGTTAACTGGTAATTCTGCAATTGCTCAATTAGGTTATACCGCAGGATCAGTAACTCTTTCTGGAGTTCTTAATATGGTTCGTATAACAACAGTTAACGGAACAGACACTTTTGATGCAGGATCAGTCAACATTCAATACGAGTAAATCATGGCAGAAATAGACCCAAATATACTGAAAGAAGCTGCGAAAGAAGCCTTAAAAGAATGGCTAAACGATCAATTCGCTGCCTTTGGTAAGTTTACTTTCAGCGGTCTAATGTCCGCAGCATTTGCCGGTCTAGTCTATCTTTGGTTAGCATCCCACGGTTGGGTTATCTCTAAGTAGGTGCAATCATAGATCCTTTTACTTTAGCGATGATGGCTCTCGGTGCGGTTAAATCGGGAGTTGCTTTTTACAAGGAAGCTAAATCAGTCGGTAAAGAGGCAATTGGGGTTATTACTGAGATCGCAGACGGTCTTGGTTCTTTTTTTGAACATCAAGAAAAGGCAATTGAGTATGCAAAAGAAATTGAGAAAAACCCGCCTAAAAACAAAAGTCTTCAAGCCATTGCCCTTGACAACGTCCTCAGAAGAAAAAGACTCGAACAAGCCGAGGCAGACCTTAGAACAATGCTTACATGGGAAGCCCCTCCAGAATTAGGATCACTTTGGGCAGACTTCCAAGAGGAACGATCTAAGCTAATGGCAGACAAGTCTAAATTTGACAAAGCGCAAAAAAAAAGGACGAACAAGAACGTATACAACTTCAGTTTGATAGAGAAGATTTCCAGTTTAAGGTTGCAATTTGTATCGCAGTGCTCGTCTTTACACTCACTTGTTTTAGTTTGATGTATTACATTCGACAAGATTACCAGGAAAGTCTCAAAGGGGACAGAGCGCATATTGAGTTTAAAAGAAAATTTCAGGCTAACTCGGTTGAGATGGAATGTTTAAAGATTTTTCAAGAAACAGGATTTTTGCCTAAATACTGCCCATGATAGGACTGAACCAAACATCTTCGACAAACGACTCTGACGATACAGGGTGGCTAAACTCCAAATGGAGGCCTTGCATGGGTTGGATGTATATGGTTGTCTGTGTCTGTGATTTTGTGATCTTTCCGGTGTTTTGGTCACTCATTCAGGTCTACGGCAAGGGAAAGGTTGATGACCAATGGAATCCGTTGACTTTGCAAGGCGCAGGATTCTTTCACTTGGCAATGGGTGCTGTTCTCGGAATAACCTCATTTGGCAGATCTCAAGAGAAAATGACGGCAATGACTATACCTACAACTTCAAAATGATCTATTACAACCTGATATTTTCACTACTTATAGCTATTTTTTCCGCAGGGGGAGGATGGTATATAGAGCACCTTAGATATGATGCTTTAGAAGCTGAATATCAGGTATTTAAGGATCAAGTTGCTACTAAGGGTGAAATAGCTCAAGAGCAAGTAAAAACAGAAGTTGTAGAGCAAAAATCAATTACCCAAGGAGTTGTATCAAATGAAAAAGCTAAGTTGGATCTTGTTGATAGTTATTATGCAGGGTTGCGCATCAAAGCCCCAGGTGATACCGGTAGCAATTCAGTGCCCCAAGTTTCCATCTCCTCCAAAGGAATTAATGGCATCCCCAAAGACACAATATCTATTGAACACGACTGCGCCAGTGAAACAGTGAAATTGATGGCTTTGCAAGATTGGATTAGACAACAAAGTGAGTTGAAATGAAAGTATCAGAAAACGGTAAACAATTGATTATTCGTCATGAAGGTATTAGGCTAGAGCCTTATTTAGACTCTGTAGGTATTCCTACTATTGGAATCGGCAATACGTTTTATGAAGACGGAACAAAAGTAACTATGGAAGATCCTCCAATAACTCAGGAAAGAGTTTACGAGTTGTTTGATATTATCTTAAAGCCTTTTGAAGACAAGCTAAACGAGTTGATTAAGGTTGAAATAACTCAAAATATGTACGATGCTTGCTTAGATTTGATATACAACATTGGGGCGCATAACTTTGCTAATAGTACCTTGCTTAAACTTTTAAATGAAGGCAACTATAAAATGGCAAGTGAACAGTTTGAGGTTTGGGACGTAGCTGCACACAAGGTTATTCCAGGTCTTGAAAAAAGAAGATTAGAGGAAAAAACATTATTTTTATCATGAACGATATAGCAGATGACGCACATTACACCGAGGAAATGCACAGGGAATCAGCACTGAACGCAATCAGGCAAAGGGAAAAGGCAAAATACACAGGATTTTGCTTAACTTGCAACGATACTGCTTTGCCAAATTCTCAATTTTGCTCTAAAGATTGTCAGGAAGACCAAGAATTAATTATCAGGATTGGTCGAATAAAAGGAAAAGTAAATTAATAACTTAGGATTTTGTCGTATTTCTTACTTTGTTCTATCCCTGCATCATAGCCTTTGTGCCAGGCCTTTTCCCAAGTTTTGTAATTACTTTCGACATAAGGCTTATCATTCTTTAGAAAATCAATAGCCTCCTGCACTTCTTTCCATTTGTGGTGACTGCTTTTGTCTAAGAATTTTTGTATTCTTTCTATCGCTTCATCTCTAGTCATCATAAACTCCTACTAAGTAAAGAAAGAAAATAAACGCACCAGTTGAGACTAACCCTGCAAGCATTATTATTGATGCAAAAATAATAGAATCAATTAGTGCGTCCATTTTTACTCCGATCAAAAGGGTACGTCTGAGTCCATGTCATCAAAGCCCGATCCAGTAGCGGAAGGTTTTTGATTACTTTGTGGATGTTTAGCGGAATCTTTCTCCCCTCCAAGCATGCGGATTGTGTCTGCTTTGATATGGTGGGAAGTTTTTTCGATACCATTCTTATCCGTATATTTTTGGGTTACAAGCGAACCCTGGATAAATAGCATTTTCCCACTTTTAATGTACTTTTCAGCTATTTCAGCTAATTTTCCATAACAAGTAACATTGTGCCACTCGGTTTTAGTTTGGGATTCTCCAGACTTGTCTTTCCATTTTTCAGACGTTGCTAAAGAAAAGTTAGCCACTAAGTCTCCCGAAGGCATGGCCCTTATTTGTGGGTCTTTGCCAACATTACCGATAATTTGAATTTGATTGAACATTTGTGCTCCATATTAGTTCGTCTGCTAAAGTTCGGTATTGAGCCGAGTTAAATAAATACATCCAGTGAAGTACATCATGCTTTTCAAACTGGTCAAAAGCTAGAACCATGTAATACCACTCCAGATGCCTAAGTTCGTAATAGTTTAAATATCTATTTGTGTCCATTTTTAGTCTGCCAAAATTGAAGTAAGTTAGTGAACATTAACCAACCTTTTTTAAGGTCTTCCTCCGTCCATTTGTGGAGGACAACTAAGCCAGGTACGGTTCGAGATACAAAAGCATTGGCACACTCAGCATGCGGAAGTCTAAGTCCCATTCGGTAAGCTGCAAGTTGCATTAAGTGCTCGTCATAGCCAACAATCTTGTCATCCTTGTCAAATTCCTTGGTCTTAACGTCAATCACAACTCCATGCCCTGCGGTGGTATGTAAGTCGGTCTTTCCTCCAAATCCAAGCTCATTAGCAAAGCTCATTTCAGGAATCCAAGTTTGCCGTCCATAATTTTCGGTGATCAAATCCTCAAAAGATTGAACGTGATCAGGGTGATTACCGTAGCCTTTGCCCTCAAAGTATCCCTGAATGGACGCATGGATTTCAGTACCTCGGTTAGCTGCCTCTTTGCCCTCCTCCTTGGAGTCTTGCATAATTCGGCTAATCCAGTCCTCCTCGGATTCGTCTGGACGCTTTGGCAGGGTTAGTGCAGCCATTAGAACTTGGCGTTGCATCCAAATGTTTAAAGCCGGTTTAGCTGCGACATTAAGGATTGTTGTAACACTTGGGACTAAATTTAATGCTCTACCGTCTCTTAAAGTTGTCGGTCTTTCTTTTCCATTTTTACCAATAACTGTATACATTGGCTCACCCAACCTGGTATACCAATGTTGTGACTCGGAAGCTCTGATTTCGTTTTGTGTTGTCATTATTTAGCCCCTAATTTTGTTTTCATTTGATCTTTAGCTTTGACAGTAGCAGACTTGTACATTTCGTTGTTTACGCAGTATTTGTAAGCTACTTTGAAAGCCTTTTCCAATTCGTCTAAGTCCTGGCAATCTCCGATAGCGGTGACCAGATCGGCAGCTACGGATTCGTTGAAAACCGGTTGTTGAACGACAGTTTTAGGTTTGGATGCTAAATTTCCGTCATCATCTTCTGGAGCAATGCCACAAGCTGACATTAAAGAATATCTACGAGCGTATGTAAGAGCAGATCCATACCCTTGGGGGTCTTGTTTGGACGCAGGAACGTGCAAAACACCGCACTCGATAGTTTCCCCTGATTCATGCAAAAAAACCGTTTCTACGCTAACTCCTGTAGCATTTTCATACAGTTTCTGCATCATGCCAATGCCGTTATTGTTTAAAGCGTCTATTACTGCCTCAACGCAAGCGGACAAGTCAGCATACCTAGACTTGAAATGAGGGTTTGTAGAAGATTTAAGCGCAGGGCCAAACTCACGTTGAGCCTTGACAAATGCCGTAGCAATTAATTTCCCGCCTTGATTAGTTTGTGTCATACCTGTGCCCCTGTTAAATATCCAATAATAAATACGCAAATAATTATGCAAGCGTAAACGACTAATTTATCTTCTTTGTCCATTATTTGATCTCCTTAAGTGGTGGATATAAAGCATCAAGCTCAAGTCTGCGAACAAACTTAATTAATTCAGCCTGGGAAGTTATTTTGTGTCCGGTGTAGTCATGGACTAGATTTAGGACTGATACGATACCATCTTGGTATCCATCACGGTAGTAATCCAAATTGGATTTTGAGGGGAGATTTTTATTTTCCATCTTCAGTTTTCCTTAGTTAAAAATGACACTACGATTTGTAGCGTCTGGGATTGAGTATATACTTTAATCGACACACTTTTGATGGATTTTGCAAAAAAATATTAAAAATGTTGGATTTTGTCCATTTTTGTGGCTATACTTTACATTATGGACATTAACAAAGCAATTGAATTGGCAGGATCGCAAAGCAACCTTTCTAGGCTTTTAGGGGTATCTAGGGGCGCAGTTTTTAACTGGACTTTAAAAGGTTTGCCTAAAATGCGAATTTGGCAATTGAAAGTGTTGCGTCCAGAATGGTTTGAAATAATCGTGTAGAATTTGTTTAAACACGGCTAGGGTAGCTCCCAAAAAGACGATTCTTCACCGTCCTGCCGATTGTGTTTTAGTGAAGTCAACCGATGAAGTAAGGTTAAACAATGGCAACATTAACGCTTAAAAAAGCCAAAACTATTGGCGAAATTCCCCTTTTAAATCTTGATGGCAAATTTGTCGTTATGCGACAGTCTCGCCATGTCAAATCATTTAGATTTACCTGTTACATGGATACGCATGAACAAGCTATGCGTGAAGCTAATAGGTTAACCAAAGCAAATCAAACTGAGCGTTATCTTGTACTTCAAGTACAAGGTTGGGCTGATTGGGAGATTTGATGCACTATTACAAATTTAATATTGCCGATTATCGAAAAGATACGGTACATCTAAATACTGTGGAACATGGTATTTATCGTCAACTTATTGATTGGTATTATTTGGATGAAAAACCTATCCCAAAAGAAACCGAAACGGTTATTAGGCGGTTACGTTTGGGTTCTGATGAGCAAAAATATTTAGACATAATTCTCAAAGAATTTTTTAAAAATACATCCAAAGGATATGTACATACAAGAATTGAAGTTGATATTCATGGTTATCAAGAAAATTCTGATAAAAACAGAGCCAACGGAAAGCTAGGAGGTAGGCCAAAGAAAACCCAGTCGGTTATTTCTGGGTTATTAAATGAAAGCGAATCAAAAGGCAACCATAAACCATTAACCATAAACCAAGAACCATTAACCAATATAAATACTATACAGGCGGGAAACAAGTTTCCCCCTTGTCCTAGTCAGCAGATTTTGGAATTATGGAAAAAGCATTTACCTCATTTAACTCAACCTAGAACATGGGAAGGTAGTAGGCAGTCGAATCTTAAAAATCGGTGGATACAAGCAAGTAAAAATTCAGATTATTCTGATGGTTACACAAATTTAGAAGAAGGCATACATTGGTGGGATTCCTTTTTTGAGTACATTGCTAAGGATACAAAACTGGCAATTGGGTTTGAAAGCAAGGATAGAACTTGGAAGCCAGATTTGGAATGGGTGGTAAATGCAAGCAATTTTCAAAAAATTATTGATGGGAAATACAACAAATGAGTTTTAAAAAATCAGAAACACAATCCGATGACCAAAAAATAGTATTTGGTTTTTGTTCAAAATGTTTGTCTAAAGTATTAAATGAGGAATTGATTAAATTTGGAACAACTTGTGAGTCTTGTTTTAATGCTTATTGTCAAGAATTAAGTCCTTACGATCCTTTATATAAAAAATATGATGGAGATCCTAAAGGTTGGGCCAAACGAATAATTGATAGGCATAAATCTGGTGAAAAAGTCAGACCAATTTCATTAAAATTTGCAGAGGAAGCATTGAGGTCGCGTTATGTTTAAAACAATCTGGCAACCAGTCCCAAGATGGGACATATTAATCAAAGAATTAGACCGAGCAAAGTACCCTATCAGACGTGATGAGTTTAAAAGGGTCAGACCGGTAAAAGACGGTAGATCAAACAGTGGAACTAGACCCAAGCCTGAAATGCGAATCTGGATGTTTGAAAATGTTTGACTGGGATGCAGAGTATGAATCAATCGTCAAGTTCTATGCTCAATTAGCAATAAGACCAGGATGGAGAGAATATACAAGAGGGATTGTAAAAGAGAAAATGCAAACCGAGCCAATATTTAAAAACTTAGGGAGGGACGTAGGAAACAGAATCAAAGAGTTAGAAAGTGTAAGTTTATTAACAACTAAGGAAAATTGAAGATGAAATCACAAAACGAACAAATATTAAATTATTTACAAAAAGGTAAGTCAATAACTGCAATGGATGCTCTCAGGCTATTTGGATGCTTTAGATTGGCATCTAGGATCAGAGATTTAAAGGACGATGGTAAAAAGATAGTCTCCTCAAGAAAGCATGTAAAAAACCAATTTGGCAAAGATGTAATCGTTGCAGTTTATTCATTAAAGGCTTAATTATGAAATATTTACTTATAATTTTAATTCTTGCAGGATGTTCGACAACTCCTGCACCGGTTCAATACGCTAACCCTCCAGTAGTTCCTATTGTCCTTGACCCCAAGGTGCAGCAGATGAGCAGGGAAGAAGTAATCTCGGCTACGATCCAATGTGAAAACTCAGGTCTTAGGGCAGTGCCGGTATTCTCTAAAAGACTGGTAAGCGGATACTTAACGGATATTGTGATTGATTTGCAATGTCTACCTAAACGTAATATTTTTGATGGGAAATTCTAATGAACGCAAAAAAAGCAAAAGCACTCAGAAAATCATTAAGAGAAAACAACATTGACGTTTTTGATCACAACTATGAGACAGATGTAAGGCGAGTTGGCAAACAAACTCAACTTAAAAAAGAATCAGGTCGATCAATGTACCAAATGCTAAAGAAGACAATGTATGAGTACGGACAAAAGAATATTCGTTCTCAGCCACTCTGAGGCAAGGCAAAGGGCTAAAGAGTTTGTTTCAGTAGCTCCCGAGGGTTGGGTTGTAGAGTGCAAGCCTATGACCCGATCTTTAGAGCAAAATAGCAAACTTTGGGCATCTTTGGCAGACATTGCTAAACAAGTAGTCTGGCATGGAAGGAAACTAAGCGCAGAGGATTGGAAACACATCTTTTCGTCTGCGATTAAAAAACAAGAGGTTGTACCAAACATTGATGGAACTGGGTTTGTGGTTTTAGGTCAATCAACTTCTAAAATGAACAAGAGCGAAATGAGCGAACTACTAGAGTTGATCATGGCTTTTGGTGCTGAACATAACGTAAAATTTGAGGATGATTATGCCGAGGACGAAAAGTGAGATTACAGGATCAAAAGTAAACATTGGTTTGAGAATGACTGAAAATCAGCGAGATATGTTTAAGGCACTTGGGGGAATCCAATGGTTGAGAAACTATTTGGATAGGCAGATCAGATCAGAGGAAATACAACTTGGAATAAATAAGGAAGACAGAATATGACTAAAGAAGTTAAACAAGAGCAGGGTAAACCTGTGGCTTATGGTTTTCCAAACTCAGCCATTACGGGCAATCAAAAGTGGATGAGTTTAAGAGAACAAATACCTGAAAATGACGAATATAAAGGTGCTTTG